ATGATCACCCTCTGGTGGGTTAAATGCTAAGGGTCGTGCCAGTTATAAAAAAGGTACATTAAAAGCACCTACTAAATCTAAAACTAGTTCAAGACGTAAATCGTTTTGCGCGCGTATGGGGGGCATGAAAAAGAAATTAACTTCTGCAAAAACAGCTAGAGACCCAAACTCAAGAATAAATAAGTCTTTAAGAAAATGGGATTGTTAATGAAAAAAGCAATACTTACAGCATTAGAAGATAGGTATAAAGCACAGATATCTGAAGCAGACGCTATCTTAAAGATTTATCTTGAAAAATCTGTTGGAATAGGTGAACATCCCCAACATATTGATGAAGCAGATAAATTGATTCAAAAGATTGCAAATGCAGAAGAAAATTTAAAAGTATTAAAGGAGTTTGAAGATGCCGTTTAAATCAGAAAAACAAAGACGTTATCTATATAAAAACGAACCTGCCATAGCAAAAAAATGGACTAAAAAATATGGTAGTAAAATAAGTAAACCACAAAAAAGGAAAAAGAAATAATGGATGAATTAACATTTATAGACAAAATAAAAAGAATTATAAAAATGAGACATGATGATGTCGTTTCTGCCATGGCATCTGGTAGTGTTGACAATATGGAAAAATACCAGTATATGTTAGGTCAGATACGAACGTATCAATATTTAAGTCAGGAAATATCCAGCCTGCTAAACAAAAAGGAGCAAAAAGACAATGAAGGAACCGTTATCAACATCAACTCAAAATCCAAAGATTGAGTTACCGAATAAAGAATTAGTTGGTGTAAAAACCACCAAACAAAAAGAACAAGATTTAAAAGCAGAATCAGCAAAACTTCCAGTTCCTACAGGATGGAGAATTTTAGTTTTACCTTTTAAACAAAAAGAAAAAACTAAAGGCGGAATATTATTAGCAGATGAAACAGTAGAAAGGTCACAAGTAGCATCGACTTGTGGTTTAATTTTAGATATGGGCCCACACTGCTATGATAAAGAAAGATACCCAGAAGGTCCCTGGTGCAAGAAAGGTGATTGGATTATCTTTGCAAGATATGCCGGATCACGAATTAGAATCGATGGGGGTGAGATAAGACTTCTCAATGATGATGAAGTTTTAGCGACCGTGGAAAACCCTGAAGATATATTCCACGAATTTTAAACATAGATAAGGAGAAAAAACTATGCCAGAAAAAGAAGAAAAACTATCTAATGAACCAATGGTTGAATTAGATACATCCGGACCGGGTGCAAGTGTTGATCTTCCTGAAACACAAAAGGAAGAAGAAAAAACATATGAGAAAGAGGAGAAAAAAAATGAAGCAAATGTTACGTACGATGATAAGCCCGCTGACACATCTGAGAAATCTAGTGAGCAGTCAAATGTTCGAGATAGCGAGGACGTTCAAAAATCAGAAGGTGGTAAGGTTGAACAAAAAACTTCTGAAGAAGGGAGTGATAAGCAACAAGATAACACTAGGGAAGTTGAAGAATATTCTGAAGGAGTTAAGAAAAGAATAGCTAAACTTACTAAAAAAATGCGTGAAGCAGAAAGGCAAAGAGAAGAAGCTTTGCGTTATGCTAAAAGCGTAAAAGATGAGAGAGATAGATTTGAAGCAACTGCAACATCTTTAGATAAAAATTATGCTACAGAAATGGAAGGCAGAATTTCATCTTCACTTGCAGCAGCACAAGCAAAACTTGCTGCAGCTAGACAAAGCGAAGACTCTAAAGCTGAAGTAGAAGCTTTAACGGCTATTTCACAATTAGGTTATGAACAAGGTAAATTGGCCGAGTTAAAAACTCAACACCAGATGCAGGAAACTGCAGCTAAAGAAGCAGCTGAAAGACCTGTTCAACAACAACCAATACAACAACCTGCCAGAGATCCAAAAGCGGAAGCTTGGGCAGAAAAAAATGAGTGGTTTGGCAAAGATAATGCCATGACATATACAGCGTTTGATTTACACCGTAAATTAACCGAAGAAGAGGGAATGGACCCACAATCAGATGAATATTATGCTGAAGTGGATAGAAGAATAAGACTTGAATTCCCCCATAAATTTGGTAATAAAGGTGTAGAAAAGACGATTAGTAAACCTACACAAAACGTTGCTTCTGCAACGCGTAGTTCAAAGACTGGTCGCAAACAAGTGAGACTCACATCGTCTCAAGTCGCAATAGCGAAAAAATTAGGTGTGCCACTGGAAGAGTATGCGAAACAACTTATAAACACGAAGGAGGTATAGGCATATGAATACAAGTAAACCAACTCGTGCGAGTCAAGCTAAAAAAAGTGATACAACAAAAGTTGTAACACAAGCAAAAACGGTTAAGCCAAAAGCAAGACCAAAAGTTTGGACTCCACCATCGTACTTAGATACGCCCAACGCGCCAGAAGGATTCAGACACAGATGGGTCAGGGTAGAAATCCTAGGATTCGTTGATACGAAAAACATACAGGGACGCTTAAGATCCGGGTATGAGTTAGTAAGATCAGATGAATATCCTAATGAAGACTATCCAGCAATCGCAGATGGCAAATACGCAGGGGTTATCGGGCACGGAGGCCTAGTGCTGACTAGGGTACCGGAAGAGATCGCAAGGTCAAGACAAGAGTACTTTCAAAGAGAGGCTCAAGATCAAATGACCGCAATCGACAACGATCTTATGAAGGAGCAGCATAAGGGAATGCCTATCGAAATCGATAGAAGTTCTCGTACGACCTTCGGTGGTAAGAAAAGTTAAAAATTTTAACCAATCAAACCAGCGATTAAATTAACCGTGACTGGAGGCCCGCAAGGGTAGGTCACATCAAAGGAGACAACTATGGCTAATCAAAGTACAACTGGTTTCGGATTGAGACCGGTTCAAAAGATAGGTCAGAACGATAACAACGCCGGTTTGAGTGAATGGAATATAGCAGCAAGTTCTGCAGCTATGTACCACGGAGACATGGTTATGTTGACTGCAGATGGAGTAGTATTAAGATCTACTGATTCTTCAGCAAACAACCTTGGCTCACTAAACGGTGTGTTCTACACTGATCCAACTACAAGTAAGCCTACTTGGTCTAACTATCTACCTGCTTCTACAGCAGCTAGTGATATTATTGCACTCGTTAATAGCGACCCGCAACAAATATTTGAGATCAGAAACGCTACAAGTACGTTGGCAGCAGCAGACGTCGGTGGAACTACTAAAATAGTTCTTGGTGCAGGTTCAAGCCCGAATTGGGTTTCAACTTCTACTGTATACGACTCGGCAGGAACATCAGCTGACCAATTAAAACTAATAGGTATCTCCAGAGACCCAGACAACCAAGATGCTAGCGCAAATGGCTGTATATGGCGTGTACAAATATACGAACATATATTAGCTAACATTTGTACTGCTGGTATTTAAGGAGGATAAATTATGGCTATATCACGTAATCAACTAGTTAAAGAACTAGAGCCAGGTTTAAACGCATTGTTTGGCCTGGAATACAAACAGTATGAAAATCAGTCCGCTGAGATTTATACTACTGAGTCATCTGACAGAGCTTTCGAAGAGGAAGTAATGTTGTCAGGTTTCGCTTCAGCTCAAGTAAAACCGGAAGGTTCAGGAGTATCATATGATAATGCTCAAGAAACTTTCACAGCTAGATACACTAACGAGACAATCGCTCTCGCTTTTGCTATCACTGAGGAAGCAATTGAGGATAACTTGTATGATAGACTGGCTTCTAGATATACTAAAGCTTTAGCAAGATCTATGGCTCAAACTAAACAAGTTAAGGCAGCGTCCCCATTAAACAATGGGCAGACTGGAGGAACTTTTAACTCTGGCGACGGTGTAACTTTGTTTAACGCGTCACACCCTACAATTGCTGGAACGTTTGCGAACACACTAGCAACTGCTGCGGATTTAAACGAAACTTCATTGGAGCAAGCATTAATTGATATTGCTGCGCTTACTGATGAAAGAGGTTTAAAAATCGCTGCTAAAGGTATGAAGATGATCATCCCATCTGCGCTACAATTCACAGCTGAAAGACTTATGGCTTCTGCTGGTAGAGTTGGAACTGCTGATAATGATATCAACGCAATCAAATCTATGGGGATGATTCCTCAAGGATACTCTGTTAACAATTTCTTAACAGACACTGATGCTTGGTTCATTAAAACAGATGTGCCAAATGGTATGAAACATTTCGAAAGAACTCCTCTATCTACTAAGATGGAAGGTGATTTCGATACTGGTAATGTTAGATACAAAGCTAGAGAAAGATACGTTTTTGGC